TCATAATCCGCGTGTCGGGGGTTCGAGTCCCTCTCCCGCTACCAACGGAACAGCCCCCCGTTTCATTCTGCTGTCATCGCTTTCCAGAAACGGCGTAAGCCATCCCTCTACAGCGAGCTTAATTGCGCCGTCCTCGCTCTTGTCGAGCGTTATGGACTTGATGACCTCACGGATGAGGCGGGATAGCTCCCCCATGTCATCCAGCATGTGCAAGGCCATCTCCAGCTTCGGACGATGGGCCTGAAGGCGTTGGGCGAAGCTGCTGATAGCTGCCGGGTGGACGACAACCTTGCTCGCCTCCGGCATGCTTTGCAGCTCTACCTGCAATCTCTTCTTTTCCTCGCCCTGCGCTTTCATTTTGGCTGCAAGCGCGTCACCGTCACCCACGCCCTTCAGCATCCAATCCAGCAAGCGGTCGTTGTCCTTCTCGATGCCCTTGACCCGAGCTTCGATCTCGGTGCGGCGGCGGTTCTCATGGACGGCTTCAGCATGGCGCTTTTCCATGTACGCTTTCGCGTAGCTGAAGATTTGATCGGGGCTGGCGAGTTCCTTCGTCAGGCTGCTGATAACCATCTCCTCCACGTCCTGAAGGTAGAATGATTTCGGGTCAGGGCATGCACCGCTGTTGGTGTGCGCTGAGCAACGCAAACGCGTCTTTCCCGACTTATCCACACCCGCAACGCTCATGCCCGAACCACAAGCCGCGCAGAGGAGGAGACCGGACAGCAGCCGCTTAGGACGCCGCTGCACGGCCATGTTTCCTTCCTGCTTTGTGTAGGAACGCGACTGCATCTGGCGCTGTACGCTCTCAAAGAGTTCGTCTGAAACGATCCTCAGTTCCGGGGCCTCTGCCGTCTGCCACTCGCTTGACGGGTTCGGTCGGGATACGCGCTTGCCCGTGTCGGGGTCCTTCTCCATGCGGACCTTGTTCCAAACGATCCGGCCTGCATAGATGGGGTTTCGTAAAATGCCTGACCCACGTTCTTCCGAGCCGATGAGCGCCGATGGCGACCACAAGGCACCCCGGGGCGGCTTGATGTATGCTGCATTCAAGCGACGGCTGATGGCCTTCGGTGACGTGCCTCTCTCATACTCTTGGAATATGAGAAGAACCGTGCTGGCCTCTTCCTCCACGATGACAGGCTTGCCCGGATTTGCGGGGTCGGGCCGATACCCGTATGCACGGCCTCCAGCGGTCAGCCCCTGCTTGATGAGACCGGTCATGCCTCGCCGTACCTTGTGGACAGTGTCCTCGCGAAACACTTGCCCAATCACCGCACGAAGCCCGACCGTGAGGGTGTTAGCCTCACCACCGTGAACTTGGATTATTTTCACTCCAGCAAAGAGCAAACGCTTGTGAATGCCCGACATGTCTTCCATGTCGCGGCTGATACGGTCCAAGGACTCCACGATGATCACTTCGAACTCGCCAGCCCGCGCGGCGTGCAACATCTCCCGAAGCCCATCGCGCCCGTGCATCGAGCCGCCAGAACGGGCTTTGTCTTCAAAGCTAGCGACGACGCGGAAATTCTCCCGGCGCGCATATGCTACGCAAAGGTCAAACTGATCCTCTGTCGACCGTTCGTTCTGTAGTTCGGTTGAGAACCGGGCATAGATCGCCGCTCTGACAGGCTCATGCATTGGAGCTGCCCTCCCGAAGTGCAATCTCGCGCAAGACTGCATCCCGGATAAACTCCGCCCTGCGGTTCTTGCCCACGAGGTTGTCGATTTGCTCCGGCAGGCCGGTGGGAAGACGGACCAGTACAGGCGTCAAATCCAGTGAAGGGCGTCCGGGTCCACGTTTCAGCTTGTCTACCATGGCCAGTCCTTGCGTTGATAAGATCAGTACAAGGAGGATATGCGATATCACTTATCGCGTCTAGCAAGCCAAGCGTGTGGACGTTCTTTTGTGCTAAACCGGGCGGGTTAAGGCCAGAGTTTCATCCGTCACTGGCACTGGCCGGTTGCCTGCAAGCTTCGCAACCTTGCGCAGCCTTGCCATTACGTCAGGATTGAAGTCTACGGGGAAGCCGAAATGTGCCTCCAGAATGTGACTGTTGTTTTCGGCAAATTCGAGCATATGCGCGCCGATGTTGCCATGCTTGGCTAATTCCAACGACACTGAGTAGTACGGAGTGACGCCTTCCAAATTTATTAGAAGCTTAGCTCGCTCATCGCCAGTGGTGACATATTTCCCGTATTTGGTGCTGATTTGCGTAAGGGCCTTACTCCTCGCAGTATCAATATCGCGACGTAAGCTGTCGTTCACCGCAAAGCACATATCCAGTAGAAAATATGCGTCCATCTCGGTTTTGAGAGCAGTAAAGTCGATTTTCTGACCGAGCGCGTCGTGCTGAGAAACAAGCTCATCATAGAGTTTCCAGTGCTCTTTCCAGCTTCGCCCGTCCGACCAACGGCCTTCTTTCACCGCCGAAAGCACGATCTCACGGGTGTAGATGGACACGACGTTTTTCAACCGGTCGATAAGGTCAGACGCCTCTCGCTGCTTGTCTTCCCAAAGCTCAGCCTCAAATCCCAATCCGCTGAACTTCTTGAACCGCGATAGATTGGCATAGAGAAAACTGAGGAACGCGATGCCGAACACCACTCCGGCATCTGTCACCTTGCCATCCTCTAGTAAGCGGTAGAAATGATAGAGCGCAAAGAAACCGACAGCCGCGAACACGAACGCCTGCCAGTTTGTCTTTAAGAATTTCATGAGCTTCCCCGTAACCGAGGGGGAATACAACACATGATAGCAATCGCTGTCCAGCGTGGTCAGACGAACCTCTTCCCGTTCAGAGTGCCGCCAGAGCGCTGTTGCTTGGCCACAAACTCGTTCATTTTTGTATCCAGAAGCGTGTCCAGCTCGTTTGCCATGCGGTCGCTCAAGGCCGCGTCCGTCTCCTTATTCCCCGATGCCTGGACTGTTATGGGGATGGTTGGGGAGAAGACATTCGACACCTGATTGACGGAACGGCTTCCACCGCCGCCACCGAGCTTCAGCTTAGCCAGCCGGGGACGCCTGCCGGAGTTGATGCTTTCCAGAAGCTCCCGGTTCTGGCCAGCAGCCTTGGCATTTACGACATGCTCACCGTCTGACAGCCAAGCGGGCACGCTATCGGAACGGGAGGTGCCGGGGCCACGAACACGGCCACCACGGGCGAACGCCTGTATTTCCCCGCCGTCCTTCGCAGCCACCGTACCAGCGCCGGGAATGATCATCTTGAAGAACGATCCGAGCAATCCCCCGCTGCCGCCCATGAGCGAGCCTAGCGGTCCTTCACCGAGAAGCGCGGCCTGCACGAGCGCCTTGGCGATGCTGGCAATGAGGCCCTGAATGGCCTGTTCTGCCGTCATGCTGCCGTCAATGAGGCCGGTGATGGCATCCCCCGTCGCAGACGCAAAATAGTTCGCCACGTCCTGCGCTTGCTGCTGAGAGGTTGCGAGATTGGTGGTCGCCTGTTCGGCTGCTGCCATGTCCTGCGCCAAGCCGGTGATAGCCGCACGCTGCTGAGGTGTCAGGGCGATGCCAGCGCGCTGCGCTTCGCTGAGCATCTGCTGTTCGTAACGAAGCGCTGCCGCCTTCTGTGCAGTCAAGCCGAACGCCTGCTGTTCCGTGCCCTGTTCCGCCACGAACTCACGGGCCTTCATCAGCAGGTCATCATAGGCCTGACCACGATCCTCAAGGTCCTTCGTCTTGTCGGCCATCATCCCGGCGCGGGCGTCGGCATCCTCAATGTGCCAGTTCTCGTTAGAGAGCGGGAACTGAAGGCCGAACTGGCTCGCGTTGTCATGCGTCCATTTGCGGGCAGCGTCCGAACCGTAGCCGAGGTCAGCCGCGTTGCCCTTGTTGTGCTGGCTGTTGCCCGGAGGGGCCACCCATTTCCGGGCTTCGGCCACGGAGCCATACTTCGCAAGCGCCTGCTGCCACAACTGCTGCTGCCGCTCGACAGAACGAAAGCCGGAGGTGATGGTGATCTGGCCTGCCATCTCTTTCGGCAGCGCGCCCAAGAGCTTTTCTAGCTTCCCCTCAAATGCGGAGGACATGCCCGAGATATGTGAGGCATCCTTCCCGGGCGTCAGGTACTTTGAAAGGTCGATCTTCACGTTGACCTTGCCGCCGTCCTTCACGCTGTCGGGTGCGGGGTAATCGTTGATCGACACGCGGGGAACGGTGGGCGGCTTTGGGGTGCCGGTGTTGGCCGGTAGACGGCCCGACTTCGGTGCTGCGGGATAATCGAAAGCCTGATTGATCCTGCTCTGAATAGCTTCTGCCTTCAGACTACTGCCGAGCGGCTTGCCTTGGAGGATATCACTATTGAGCGAGCCCATCTTGTCGATGATGCCGGGTATGCCGCCCATGATCTTCTTGAACTCGGACGCAGCGTCTACGCCCTTGGACAGCCAGCCGACAAACTTGCCGAGATCGCTGTCGGACGCCTTCACCACGATTGCACCGAACTGCTGGATGGTGGTGGCAAGGTCGGTCAGGGCTCCCCCGAATTTCCCCGATGCACCTGTCGCAGTGTCGATTTTCCCCGCCGTGTCGATCAAGACGTTTTGCAGCCGCACGAAATTCTGTGCGACAGTCATAGAAGATGTGGCCACCTTCTCTTCAAGGGTTACAGCCCCGACTTCGAAAGCACGGAAGAACGCCTGAGAGGAAACCTTCCCGTCAACCACAAGGTTGCGGAGCTTGGCAACGGAGCCGCCCGCTTCGGTCAGGCCAGCGGCAACCGCCTGTGCGATGGTGGGCGCACCTTCCAAGACGGAATTGAACTCTTCGGCCCGAACGGTGCCACCGCCCAAGGCCTGCGAGAGCTGCAAGAGCGCGCCGGATGCCTCTTCCGCCGATTGGCCACCCACTCGGAGTGCCAGCGAGACGTTTTTCGAGAACTGGATAAGCTCCTGCTGATTGACGCCGAGTTCCTTCTGCACGAGCGACAACCGCCCGTAGAGGGTAACAAGACTTTCCAGCGGCGCGGCGTTTTCCTGCGCTGCCGCATAAAGCTGCCGATACACCCCTTCAAGCTGCTCGCCTTCAAGACCGGCCACCTTCAGGGCGTTCTTGATCCGGGTCGCGGCGTCCACAAGCTGCTGAGCCTGTTTCAGGGCGACGGCTCCTGCCAATGCGCCAGCAATACGCTGTCCAAACTCACCCACGCGGGTTTCAGCTTGTCCGAAGGCGCGACCGATAACGGAGCCCGAACGGCCCATGCTCGCTTCGAGACGGGATGCGGCCTGCTTGGCGCGGCGTTCGATCTGGTCGAAGTTCGTGCTGACTAGCCGATGCGCACGCTGCATGCCTTTTTCTAGGTCACGGGTGCGAGCTTCAAGAGAGATGAACAGCCGTTCGGTGTCATTTGCAGGCATGGGTGATCCTTTCAGAAGATGAGGAGCCCTTCGGCCCGTTCGTCGGTGTCATAGATTGAGCGGGTATCTTCGCCGGTTGCTGCACGGGAGACGGCCATAGCTGTTGCAACGGCTCCGTCGATACGCTCACGGGACTTCTCTTTGTCCATTTTGATGTTCTCGGCAGCGTCGGTCACGACTGAGACGTTGTCGAAGTTCCATCGCAAAATCGGGTGCCCGCCGTGCTGGAATTTGCGACCTAGAATGGCCCGCTCCAGTTCTCGGCATGCCGCATTCATGGTCTTGAAGCCCTGCCTCATTTCGATGGCGGGGAGGCCTTCGTCCACGAACTTGCTGAGTGTGCGCTGAGCGTTCCAAGGATCGAATGCGATCTCGCGAACGTCGTACTCCCGGCAAAGGTCGCGGATGCGCTCTTCGACATATTCGTAATCGACAACGTTGCCCGGTGTGGGGGTTATAAGCGCCAGCTCCGCCCACGTCGTGTACGGAACGCCGTCAAGCTCCGAACGCCTGCGGAGGTTTTCTTTCGGGCAGAAGTACCAAGGGTGGACGATGTAACCGCCATCGCCATCGCGCCATGCTGCGACAACAGCCGTAAGGTCCTTGTTGCTGGAAAGGTCCACGCCGATCCAGCACGGTTCGCCTTTCAACCTGTCAAGATCAACGGGAGCTGCGCCGAGATCGTAAATCGGCATCTCCACGAAGGGCGCTTCGGAGTGGTCTAGCCAGCAATTTAGGTGGAACTGCCGAAAGGCGTCACGGTCTCCGGGCCGTTCCTTTGCCTCTTTGGCCATCTGCCGAAGCCCTTCAAGGTCAGGATAGCCGTATGACAGGCCGGGGTTAGCCCGTTGCCACACGGCTTCATCTTCCCAGTCCGCATCCTGCGGGGTTTCGAACATGACCGGCAGCGTGGCGGGGTCGAGGATTTCGCCCTTGGCCACCTTCCGTGCGTAGGCGATCTGTTCAAAGGCAAGGTTCTCTTGCCCGCGTCCCGCCGTGGTGGCGATGACCATGAGGGAGCCGGGTGTCTTGGCCATGCCAGACCGGATCGCATCCCATAGGTCACGCTTTTTCCACGCGTGGATTTCGTCAATCAGGGCAAACACGGGGGTATGGCCGTGGGCACTTGCTCCATCGTTAGACACGCATACGTAGAAACTGCCGTGCGTCTTGTTCTTTACCCGGTGCTTATGGTCGGCAATTTGCGCAATCGCGTTTACCTTGGGGACGGCGCGGATGATGCTCACCGCCTCCTCAAAAGCAATTTTCGCTTGTTCCCGGGTAGATGCGGCGGATAGCACTTCTCCTCCCGGCGTCCTTTCAGGTCCCCAAGTGTGTAGCAAAGCGAGCGCTGCCGCGAGGCTGGTCTTGCGCGATCCACGAGGGAGGAGAAGGACAACGGTCTTCACTATCCGGGTGCCGTCTGGATTGCGCGGCCCGTAGATGGCGCGGACGATGCGTTCCTGCCACTTGTCGAGCTGGAAAGGATGGCCGGGGAGCGGGTTCTTCGGGTGGTTCAAGGCACGGAGGAACTTCACCGCACGTTCCCCGTAGCCAAACGGGTCCGCAATCGGACTGTCGTCAAAGACCCACGCCGGGTAGCTCGTGGCGGGTTTCGGCGCTATCTTCTTTTTCAGGATGAGCTTTACCATCACAACCCCAAATCATCATCTTCGGCGTCGGGCTTCTCAGCACCCATGCCGTCACGGGAACGGGATGCCGGGGTGATGCCGAGTTCCGCCGCCAGCCGCGCAACGATCACCTGCGACTTGGTGAGGAGCGCGGACGCCGGATTGCTCTTCAGCATTCCATGGGCGGAACTGACCAGAAGGCCATGCTTCTCGATAGCCTTGGTCGCCTCACGGCATGACCAGAGCGCGACCACGTAGCTTTCGAGCGCGCCAAGGCACGCCTGTGTGAGAAGCTTCCGGTCCCGAAGGTCTATGGCCACCGTCTGCCACTCCTCCCGCATGCAGTCGGGCACGGACGCGGGCAGTGCGGGAACGCCGCTCAGGCCTCCCTTTATCGTCTTCAATGCGGGCTTTACGCCGTGGTGTGCCATGTCATTCCCCCGCTGCCACGCAACGGAGGTCCAAGCCCTCACGGCGTCCCAGCTCTTTCAGTTCCTTGATGTCGAAGGCTTGTCCCGCGTAGGTGATGCGGTCTTCGGGCTGGATGCCGTCACGGTGCCGGAGGCGGAAGACGGTGGCCTGCTCAGAAGTCGTGCCCGCCGCCTTTAGGAACTCCTCCGTCGAAGACTGGATGACCTGCGCACGGACGGAGGCAATCGTGGTCCAGCCTTCCGACACGGTGCCGTAGTCGTCCACGGTCTCCCCACGGCGTTCGATGGTGATGGTCTTGTCCAGCTTTCCGGCCCTCATGGTGCGGTCTCCAGTACGATTGCGGACAGGCTGAGAACCGCGTGGGAATGCTGGCCTCCGGGATCACGGAGGAAGCGGGAGCTGGTCACGTGAAGGTCAGCCACATGCAGGCCGGGGACGTTCCAGCGGCTGTCGGTGAGCGCTCCCCGGATGGCACCGGTCACCTGTTTCGAGAAGGCAAGACCGCTTTCCTTCTGCCAGATATGCAGGTCGGCAAAGACCTCGTGGCTGGTCCGGGCGATGTTGCCACCGGGCACGGTCTGGCCCTCACCGAGGAGGATGCACGGGAACGTGGCCGGGACGCCGTTGGCATCCTTGATGGACGTGGCAGGCACAAGCGCAACCACGGCAGTCGAGGCAACCAGACGGGCACGGATAGCGGCCTGAAGGGCGAGGTTAGGTTCCATGGGGACCTTCCACCGGTTTCAGAGCGTCGATCATCTTGCGGAAGTTATCCGCCGCCCAAGGCTTTGATTTGGCGATGATCTCAACCGTACCCGCGAGCGTTTCTTCCAACGGCATCCCCCAGCAGGAAGGGGTGGGCACGACGCGGATAAGGAAACCCTCAACCTCGTCTGCGGTAACGACATCGTCTATCCGCTGACCGTCCAAGAGCACGTCGAAGACCCGACCATCCTCGAATGCTGTCGCGTAGGCCTCGAAACCCGCATCGTTTTCATCAACTGAAATTCTCATTTTGCTTCCTTCACTGCTTTGGAGATTGAACGCTTGATGCGGTTGGTGAGGCGCTTCCGTTTCAGACGGAACGCGGGCCAGAAGAAGGGCTGTGCTGCGGCATTGGCGGTGCCGTACTCGACAAGGTGCGGGTAGCGGACAGCGGTATCGCCCACGGTCACGAGCACCTGATTTTCACCGGCCACGGTACTGCCTCCGGGCTGGCTGTAGGCCGGGGTAGCCTCACCGGGGCGCGTGACGTGGATGCTATCGCGGAGATCGCCGCTATCGACGGGTGCAAGGCTGCGCTGAAGGTCGGCAAGCTCGTTTCCAGACTGGATAAGAGCCGGAACGACTGCCGCCTTTACGGCCTTCGGGATGGCGTCCAGCCGACGCTTGAAACGGTCCGTTTGCTTGCTCATCAGAAGCTCCATTCCCGGTGCGGATTGATCAGGTCCCAGACGCCGAACGGAACCTCGTCTGCCGAGACGCCCACGAGGGTAGCTTCCCGGTTCTCATAGAAGTGCCCGGTGAGCATCAGCACGGCCTGCCGGAGGTCAGCCGGGACGGTGGCCATGGATGCGAGCGGGAGCAGCGTCCAGCGTCCGACGAAGGCCTCAGCCGCTTCGACCTTGCTGCTGATCAGCGCGTCATCCGCATCGTCTGTGATGTTCAGGTGCGCCTTGGCCTCTACGATGGTGACGATGTTGGTCATGCCGTGGCCCTCTGATTTTCTGTTCGAAGTGAAATTTCCAAATGGCCTCGCTCTACAGCGCGACTACCCAGGCCGGTCCCTAGGGTTTGGCTCGAAGTTTGGACGTACCCGGGGGTATGGGGGCGGAAGGTGCTGGTGATGCGCTGTATGAGGACGCGGTTCCTGATCGACCTGAACGCGGATACGATCCCCGCGATGCGTTGCCGATTACCGGTCGGACGTGACGCCATGTCGTTCAGTGCAGCTTCCAAGCTGCCGAGGCGGTGCATGCGGGTCGCAAGAGTATCCACGCTCACGCCCATGTCTGCCGCCCATTCGCTGCGCGACTTCGAAACACCAAACGCCGTGTAGAGCCTAGGTTTCGTTCCCGGCTTGCGCCGCTCGCGCTTTGGTTCTGTCACTGCTGATAAGGGCTTGGGCTTCTGTGCCGGAGTGGTGGTCATGCTGGTTCGGTCAAGCCACCGGTCTAGCTTGGCCTTCAATGCCTCCTGTCGCTGAACAACAGCAGCATAGGCCCGCTGCCGGATGGCTGCGCATTCGGCTGCGAACTCTTCCTGATCAACGAGACGGGCGCGTTCTGCCGGGGTCATGATCGCTTCTCCTCACATGCTCAGAACGTGACGATGGCGACGGGCTGGTCCTCGTCGGGCATCATGTAAACGTTGACCCCGGCTGAGAACTTAGCCACGCCGGGAAGACGGAACGGGCTCGTGGCGAAGTCGGGCACGACGAAGAACACTTCCGTGTCCACGGGTGGCATCTCTTCCCCGTAGTGGATGCGAAGGCCGGTCTGGTTGCTCTTCGGCTGGATTGCGATGAATGCATTCACTTGCGTCCATACGCCGGGAGGAAGGGTTACGAGTTCCATTAGGCTTTCCTTTCGAGGCGCTGTTTTGTGCTGCTGTGGCAGGGGGTGCATAGGGGTTGCCAGTTGGACCGCGACCAAAAGAGCTTCTTGTCGCCACGATGGGGAATGACGTGGTCCACGACGGTGGCAGGCTCGCCGCATGTGGCGCACGTGGGGTGCGCTAGGAGGTAGGCCTTACGCTCCTTGTCCCACTTGCTGTCGTACCCACGTTCACGCGCTGAGGGGCGCTGCTGGTCGAATGCGGCCTTGCGCTCACGGTCACGGGCAAGACCATGCTGACACTTGCTGCCGGAGGCGACGACGCACCCGCATGCTCGGAGGGATGGCGCGCTATAAGGCATCCGTTAGCCCTCCAGTTCTGGAGTTGTCAGTTCTAAACGTGGTGCGCTGCTATCCCTCTCAAATGCGTCAAGCTCCCGTCCAAGAGGAACAAGCAAGCGCTCGAAGTTATCAATGCGAATAGGATATGCCTTCTTGCTAAGGAAGCGCTTGATAGTAGAACGCGCTACCCCTGACTGAATGGACAGCTTACGAATTGACAGCTTCTTCTCCTTGCTCAAGTCGCGAATGATCTGCCGCCAATCGGTCATCACGCGGCCTCCGGCTTCTGTGTGCCGATGCCAGCGAAGATGCTGCGGAACTTCTGGTCTAGCGGACGGTCGTCCTTCGGCTTCTCAGCCTTCCCGCCGCCATGGATGGCGCGGAGCATGTCCATGTGACCAGCATAGGCCAGGGTGATTTCTGCCGGGGTCGCATCAAGCGTTACGTCCGGTGTCCAGCCCAGCCAGCCGGTGCCAAGCTTGTAGAGTTCGATGAGATGATCCTTGAACGGGACGGACTTTCCCGACTTGCCCTTGCTGGCCTTCGGCGCGTCGTCAGGATCGATACCGGCGCATGCCAAAAGGTACGCGATGAGCGGAGCCTTCAGGGTCGGCAGGGCATCAAAGACGCGGTTCTCAAGATAGGGCATCGCGTCTGCATGGGGTTCGATGATGCTGAGGGCAGCGGTCAAGCTGCCTTCCTGCACCTCACGGAGGAGCTGGCCGAAACTGCCATCACGGCGTTCCAACTGGATGGCGTAGCGAAGGGATGGCCGAAGCTCGATCTCTTCGTCTGCCACCGTGATCCAGATTTCTTCGGCCAGCTTCATGGTCGTATCTCCGGGCTTAGGTGGCCGATGCCGCGACTTCGATGATCGGGCCGGAGATGGCGAGCGAGAAGGTCGTCTTCACGATGTCGTCGGCACCCGCAAAGCTGTTCTTGGCGCTGGCGACGATGGCGCTGAAGTAGAACACGGAGTTTTTCGGGCTGGCACCGGCAGAGGGCTTGTCGTTCAGCTCCACCTTGAAGTTCCAAGCCGAGGAGGTCTTCTCCGCCGCGATGAGGGCCTGATAGCCAGCGTCGGCACTGTCACGGGCAATGACCAGTTCCATGGAACCGTTGTCGCGAGAGCCCTTGAGCTTGCGCGTGTAGGGCTGGTCAACGAACTTGCCGACGACGATCTCAGCTTCGGAACCGGCTTCACCGACATCTTCGATGTTGGCAATCGGCTTCCACGTGTCACCGGCATAGGCAACAGCGGTGGCGAAAGCAGCGGTGGTTCCGATGGCTACGGTGGTGAGGGCAGTTGTGGTGATACCCATCTGGGTTTCCTTTCGATCTTATGAGGAGGGAAAAGCGGCGGGTTTCCCCGCCACCTTCGATGGGTTAGGCCGCTGCGACCTTGACCTTGATGAAGCGGTCGGGATGGGTCACGTCGCCGCCTACGCGCTTGCGGGCGTGGAAGCGGGTGATGCCGTTGGTGGCCTTGGAGAAGGGGTCCACGAGCACGGAGACGCCGACGCGGTCAACGATCCGGTAGCCGGAGAAGTCACCGAACACGATGGGCGTTGCGCCTGCACCGATGTTCGGCATGTCAACGGCTTCGATCACGGGCCGACCCAGGAGCGTTGCAGGCTGGCCCGCCTGAATGGATGGCTGCCAAAGGTACGCGCCCTGTCCGTCCTTCAGCTTTCGCATGGCAGCGAGCGTAAGACGGTTCATGAGCCACGCGCCGTTCTGAGCGTGGAGGCTCGGAAGCTTGGCCATGGCATCGATGAGGAGATCAGCGGGATTGGTGCCGAGCGTGGCGGCAGCGCCGGTCACAACCTGCGCAATGCCGGTGGCCTGAAGGATGCCTTTCGGCTTGCCGTTGCCGTCACCGTTGACGAACGCAATACCTTCCTTGACGCCGAAGTCTTCGGCAAAGGACATGCGGAGTTCGCCTTCGACATCGTAAGCGGCATCTTCCAGAAGCTGCTTGGACACGTCTACGAACGTTGCCAGCTCGTATGGGGTCAGCGTGACCTGTCCGTAGGTGAGCGTGCTTTCCGGGCGATCTTCGATCTCGGAAACCCACTGAGCGTTCGTGCTCGTGAGCTTCTTTGGATACCGGATTTCCGGCCCGGCAATCGTCATGACGCGGGCATAGGCGCGGATAGGGCTGTAATCGACCACCGTGCGGAGGATTTCGTTGCCGTATTCCGGGGGAGCGAGGTAGCCCGCCGATACATCGTTGCCGACAGTGAGGGCGCGCTTTTCGTCGGTATTGAGTGCAGCGGCACCACGGCGGAGGTAGGTTCCGAATGCAAGCGTCTCGACCGAAGGTTCGTTGCGCTGTTCGTTCTGCTGGTTGCCCGGACGATTGAGACGGGTTTCGAGCGTAGCAACTCGCTCAAGTGCGGCGCGGAGTTCCGTCTGGTGTGCAGCATGCCGTTCTTCGGCAGCGGCACGCATTTCCTCGACGGCTGCGGTTGCCGTTGCGAGCGGGTCGGTGGTGTCATCGGAGCGCGTTTCCAGCGGAATGGCGGAACGCGTTTCAATCTTGGTGTGGTGGGTCATTCTCACTTCCTTTTCAAAGACAGCGCGGCCTTGCGGCATGCAGACACAAAGGCCGCTGCGCTTTCACGGCCTGTTTCGGGATTGGCGATACGGACGGATGTGACGCCTGAACCGGGGACGCTCGGAACGGCAACCAAGCTGATTTCGTGGATGCGAGCTTCAGTGATGTGACGTACGCCCTTAGGGCGGCTCTCCTGCTTCAAACGTCTGAAGCCGATGGACAAACCAGAGATGTCACCTGCGAGAAGCATCGAGCGGACTTCGCGGGCACGCTGCACTTCTAGGTTCAGTTTGCCGGTGATCTTCAGGCCGTTGTTCTCTACCCGAACGGTGCGCACTGAACCGACAACGGCGCTGGGGTCATGGGACCATAGGAGCGGGAGGCTCTTGCCGTCCCATGCGAAGGCGCGGCGGTCGAACGTGGTGCCGTAGCTGTCGAGTGTATCGAAGCGGACGGCCATCCCTTCGAAGTCGCCGTCCTCGCCCGGCGTAGCGAAACGAACCTCTAGCATGTCGAGGACATCGCCGCCCGCAGCACCACGAGCCTCAAATGCGCAACCGCTGCGTATCTCGACTGCGGCACTCAGCGCGGCAAATTCCTTGGCCCGCTGCCGGTTGTGTGGGTAGAGGTAGGTTACCCGCCCTTTGATCATTCGGCGGTCCCAGCCGTGCAGTGGTGCAACATGATCAGCAACACGACGGACAACCTTGATCTGATCTGCCGAAGGTGTTTCGACGCCATAGAAGGCGCTGGCGATTTCGACGGCGGTCCAGCGGAGACCATTACCGGCTTCGAATAGCTGGTGGACGTAGGCTTGCACGTATCCGGTCATAGGGTGTCCTCGCCATTTGCAATAAATTTCGTGGAAGGGACTTTTTCGGCAGGGTCCGCGAACATGAGCTTTTCAATTACCGGCAGCGCCTTGGCGTAAAGATCGGTGACGGCCATCCGGTCGGCATAGGTTATGACCAGCGCGGCGGCTTCCTTCGGGTCCATGCCACCGCCCACGAGGCCAAGGCGAAGGGTCTCGGTGAGTTCGGAAAAGCTGAAGTCTCCGGCGAAGAACCTGCGGGAGATGGCACCGATGCCGGAACCGACGATGCGCTCCAGCTCAAGGGTCATGCCGGGGTCGAGACGGAAGGCGTGCTCCGCATCCCCGAAGAATTGCTTATGCATCGGGCTTGGTCTCCGGGGTGGCCGGTGTGGTGCTGGTCGTGTTGGGGTTCGCGAAGATTTCGCCACCGGCGTAGGGCGCACGGTTTTCCATGGCGCGAACCTCATTCGGGTTCAGGACGCGAGCGGCGATAAGCTTGCCATAGCTGTCCGCACGGGCAGCGAGATCGGCCCGGAGGAGATCGTCCACGAGAAATTCGGGGTAGAACTCAGCGCGGTCTTCAGGGCTGATCAGCTTCAGGCGGATTTCGCCTTCCCATGCCTTTATCCAGCGCATGAGGGTGAAGCGAAGAAAGGAAGCGCCCATCTCGGATGCATTCCCCCACGTGGCGCGGCCCAGCTCAAACACGAGGTGAGGCGGCACGCGAAATGCCCGGCAGATTTCGAGAATGGCATGCTGCCAGAGTTCAAGCGTCTGGCTTTCAACGCTGGACAGGGTGAGGGCTTCAAACTTGGTGCCTTCTTCGAGCAGTGCCGTGCCACCGGAGTTGCTGCCGCCATGAGCTGCGCGCCAGCTCGCCATCATCCTCTTTCCGGCTTCCGGGCTGATCTTGCCTGCTGTGGAGAGGACGCCGGAGGGCTTGGCACCACGCCCGAAGAAACGAGCCGTATGGCTTTCGATGGTCATTGCGAGGCCGATGGCTTCACGGCACTGCTGAACGGGGGAAGCACCGCTCACGCCATCAAGGCTCGGTGCGGCGATGTGCAGGATGTCGCGGCGGTCGATGACGCGCTGGCTGGTGGCTTCGCTGATCTTGTAGACAGGTTCCCCGGTGCGGCTGTCGAGTTCAACCGTCACAGCCTCCGGGCGTAGGCGGATCAGTTCGCGGGGGTCACCGGCAACGCGGTTAATGAACGCATAGCCGTTTCCATGGAGGAGCGCGTCCCGGGTGATCTGTTCAAGGAAGGCAGATGCCGGGGTCCAATCGTTGGCCTGATCGTGGAGAAGCCCGTAGGCGGGATGTTCCGGGGCCCGCTCACGAGCATCGCCGTCGCGGCGGTAGATGTGGACAGGAAGCCCGCCGATGGCTTCGGCAATGGCCTCAACGGCAGCACGGACGGTGGTGCAACGCATTGCGTTCTGAGGGGTGACGGACACCCCCGACATGACCGGTGCAGCGCCGAACAATTCGAGAAGCCATTCGTCAGGCGATGCAATCGAGGCACGCGTTTCCGCTACCGGCTGAACGGATGCCTGCGGTTCACGCGCCGGGCTGGCAGAGGTTTCGTGTTTTGAGAAAGGCCACAT